ATACCTAGTCCTTATATGCTCTATACGGCACCTGTAAAGCAAGCAGATAAAATACCTGCTGTGACGCATGTAGACGGGTCTGCGAGGTTCCAGACCATCAATGAGAAGACGAATCCAAACTACTATAGATTAGTCAAAGCATTCTATGAATTAACTGGTGTTCCTGTACTACTAAACACTAGCCTGAATGGAAATGGAGAACCAATATTAGAAACTCCCGAACAGGCAGATGAATTTTTTAATAATTCTCATTTGGATATGATGGTTGTTAATGGTGAGGTGAAATCTAAATAACTAAAAAAACAAATGACGCAATACATCAAGCATTATTATAAAAAGACGAGTGATGACACATGGATAACATCCATTAAAAAAACATATAATTCAGATACTAATGAATGGATTACTGATACTTCATATGTAGAAAGAAGGTATCCTGAAAAAGAATACCCAGGTCTTGGTGTTAAAGTATGGATGGAGGATGATGAAAATATAGATATATGTCTTTCAGAACTTCCTGATTCAACTAGTGTTGAAAATGTTTCATATGATGGTAAAAAGGTTGTTCAAATATTAAATGAAGATCAATTTAATGCTGTTAAAAATCTTATGAATGAAATTCCAAATGAGACTGTTGTTACTGAACTTCAAGCTCAAGCACTTGAATTGGAAGAAGGATCTGATGAAAAATCTACTAAACTTCAAGAGATAGAGTCTAAAAAGAATGAACGTAGAGATAAGTACGCAGAAGCAAAAAGAACATTAGAATCATTCTAATGTTGACAACTAGGAAAATATACTCTATAATATTCTCATCTTCAACTTCCTTGTAGTTTCGGGATTGAAGTCACATTTCTCTGTGGTGGGAGAAGTGTGTTGGTGGGAACATAAGGGGAGTTTGACTCCCCTTTTTCTATTATAAATTATTCTTTAAGGACTATTAAAAAAATGAATTTCACAATTTTTTCAAAAGAAGGTTGTCCCTATTGTGATAAGATTAAGGAAGTATTAGAGTTGACAGAAAGTAAATATGTGGTGTATACTTTAGGAAACCAATTTAATAAGGATGCATTTTATGGTGAATTCGGTGAGGGATCTACCTTTCCACAGGTGGTCTGCGATGGTAAGAAATTAGGAGGATGTGTTGACACAATCGAATTCCTCAAAGAAAATAAAATCCTCTAAGATAGAGCTAAATAAAAACAATCACATTAATCGTGGTGTTGAATTTATACTGAATGGGAGGAAAAAAAAGAGTACCAAAACTTTTCAAATTAAATTCCCAGGAGGTAAAGAGATGGCTATTGATACTGAAATAATATTAACTTTATTATTACCTGTATCGTTATTATTTTTCTTTGTGGGAATATTGGCAGGTTGGGTAGCAAGAGATTATATGATGAACTATCGGGAAATTCCACGACCTCATCCCGAAATGTTTGATATAAATGGGAATTTGGTTCCTGATGAGGTTATAGCATTCAGATTTGAAAACAATTATGACAACGACGAAGAAGACGACGAGTAAAACTAAGTCAACATCAAAAAAGACTATATCTTTTGTAGTTGATAATTTACCAAGAAATCCATTAGCTTTTGAGGTTTTTGATTTAGTATCTCGTTCAAGAAGTAAAGCAAAGAAGGTAGAGTTTCTTAGAAAGTATGATGATCAATCATTAAGAAGAATTCTTGTATGGAATTTTGATACTTCTATACAATCAATACTTCCTGAAGGTCCTGTTCCTTATGTTGGATATGATGAGCAGAATACTTATAGTGGTACTTTAAGCACTAAAATAAGTCAAGAAGTTCGTACTATGCATGAAACTGGTAATTTTTCTTTAGGTGTGAGTGATCAACAAGGTCATACAACTATTCGTAGAGAGTCTAAGAATTTTTATCATTTTGTTAGGGGTGGTAATGATTCTATGAGTAATATTCGTCGTGAAACGATGTTTATTAATATTCTACAAGGACTTCATCCATTAGAAGCAGAGATTGTTGTTCTTGCGAAAGATGGGAAAATATCTGATAAGTATAAGATTACAAAAGAGATAGTTTCTGAAGCATATCCTAATATTGTATGGGGTGATCAATAATGGCTGCTGTGAAAGAAGAAAAGAAAGAAGAACAAAAACAGGTGGTCTGGACTAAGGAAGAAAAGGAAAAGATTAAATCTGAATATGGATGTGATATTATCATAGAAGATGGTTCATATCAGGATGTAAAGACTAGGAGTGCTCCTACTGATTGCTATATTATAAAATATATGCTTGATGATAAGATTCATTTTGACCTTACGAGAGGTAGTAAAATAAATCTATTTGATATGTATTATGATAAGTTTAAAGATGGTTTAAAATCTATTGATTATGGTAATGGTAATGTTAAACCAAATCTTTGGGGATACAAAGCACCACAACAAAAGAAAAAAAGGAAAGGGTAAACCAAAATCGACTTTTAATTCCAAATATCGGGGGAAAAAAACTCCGGTATTTTTTTGTCTGTAGGGTTTTTTGTATCAGATATTACAGAACTACTTGACTATATACTATAACTGTGTTATTATTAACACAATCGTTCAACCTGATACATTCAGGTCGCAAGTAAGTCGCGGAACGGATTCGTTCATCCCTATGACATCTTTTTTACTAATTGCTGCTCTTACATGTTCTGGATCACAGTACCTCATTGAGGATGTGCAAAAGGACAAATATCTTCCACAAGAAGAGAAGGCAGATATTATTGAGATTATTAAACTCAATAGTGAAGAAGGTTGTTGGGACGCAAACGACTAAAGGAACGGGCCTAAAAATCCAATTACTTTAGGAGTATTACTCATGGCACAAGTAACCTACCGTGGTATCAAGTACGATACCAATGACAACAGAAGTTGTCAGAAGCAAGTCTCTGAACTCACATACAGAGGCATCAAGCATACAGAACAAAAAGTTGTATGTGCAAGGTAAGTAACTGACTTACAGATTCGTAAAGAGGTCCTATTGACAGGACCTCTTTTTTTGTGTAAAATGTCTAAATACCATATAAAAAATATGGAACCCGAAAGAGACAAGTTAAAACTAATTGTTCGTAATTTAGAACTTTTAGTTGATGCTTTAAAAGCAGAAGTTTATTCTGATATTGATGCTTATCAACCTGGTGACTATCAAGTAGGAGATGATGATGATGGGTACGCTGACTAATGAGATCTAAACAATTATTGAGAAACTTAAAACAAGCACTTCAGCAAGATTATTTGTATAATTCTGAAGAACTTAGTTTTATGAAAGAACAACTTGCTCTTCTTGAAGAAGAGGTGGCAAAACTTAAAAGAAAAAAACCTGAAGGATTTGGAACTAAAAAATGAATGTGAAATTTATAAGTATCACTCCTGATGCTGAAAAGACTATGGCATATGTTGCCAGAGTGTCCAACCCCAAAAATCAAGATAATGAAAAGTTTGCAGGACTCTTAAGATATTGTATTAAGCATAATCATTGGAGTGTCTTTGAACAATCTCACATGACCTTGGAAATCGAGACGACGCGCGGACTTGCGGCTCAGATTCTAAGACACAGATCCTTCACATATCAGGAGTTTTCGCAGAGATATGCTGATAGTAGCCTGTTAGAAGAAACTATAGCACTCCCAGAACTCCGTAGGCAAGACACCAAGAATAGGCAGAACTCGACAGATGACCTAGATCCACTTGATAAGCAGCACTATGAATTGGAGATCCGTAAGCATTTCGATGCCGCAATGAAGTTATATAAGAGTATGTTAGAGAATGGAGTTGCAAAGGAATCTGCAAGATTTGTGTTACCACTTGCCACACCAACACGACTGTATATGACGGGATCGTGCCGATCTTGGGCTCACTACATTGATTTGAGATCTGCACACGGTACACAGAAAGAGCACATGCAGATTGCGGAGGCATGTAGAAAAATCTTTATAGAGCAATTCCCGAATGTCGCAGAAGCCCTAGAATGGGTCTAAATACTTTTATATAACTTTATATTGAAATGGCAACATATCCTGTTATTCACAAAGAAACTGGTGAACAAAAAGAAGTCGTAATGAGTGTTATGGAATGGTCTCAATGGTGTGATGATCATCCTGATTGGAAACGAGATTGGAGTGATCCTTCAACTTGTCCAATGGCAGCAGAGGTGGGTGATTGGAGAAATAAATTAGTAAGTAAAAAACCTGGATGGAATGATATATTAGCTAAAGCGAGTACGGCACCAGGAGCACCTAATTTAAAGATATAAAGATATGCCAAGAAAAAAGAAGGTCGAACAACCTATTGGGGTTGGATTGACGACGAAGCAAATGAAGAGAAAAAAACCTTTAAGTGCTGATTATTTGGTTGATATTGAACCTATCACTGATAATCAGAAAAAACTATTTGATTCATATGCCAATAAAAAACACATCATAGCATATGGATGTGCAGGAACTGGTAAAACATTTATTACACTTTTTAATGCTCTTAAAGAGGTCTTAGATGAAAATACGCCTTACGAAAAAATTTATATTGTTCGGAGTCTTGTTAGCACTCGTGAAATTGGTTTCCTTCCTGGTGATCATGAAGACAAGTCCTCATATTATCAGATACCTTACAAGCATATGGTAAAGTATATGTTTAGTATGCCATCTGATGCAGACTTTGAAATGCTCTATGGGAATCTTAAGTCCCAAGAGACGATTAAGTTTTGGAGTACCTCTTTTTTAAGAGGAACAACATTAGATAATGCTATTGTTATTGTAGATGAATATCAGAACTTGAATTTTCATGAACTTGATTCTATTATTACAAGAATTGGTGAGAATAGTCGAATTATGTTCTGTGGAGATGCCAGTCAATCAGATCTTACAAAAACGAATGATCGTAATGGTATCGTAGACTTTATGGACATCTTGCGTAAAATGTCATCCTTTGATATAATAGAATTTGGTATAGAAGATATTGTTCGTTCTGGACTTGTCAAAGAATATATCATTGCCAAAATGGAAGCAGGTATTTAATGTTTGATCATGTTGATTTGAATCTTGAACCTCTCAAAAGAGAGACTATAGATGGTGTTCGTTATTATTCGATTCCTGATGTAGAAGAATTAATTAAATTAGTATCAATTACTTCTATTACCAGTCATTTTAATAGAGAAATCTTTATTAACTGGAGAAAAAAGGTTGGTGATGTTCAGGCAGATAAGATTACGAAGGCAGCAACCAAACGTGGTACTGATATGCATACTCTCACAGAGTATTATTTAAAAAATGATGATCTTCCAGAAGTTCCTCCGATTTCAGAGTTTTTATTCAAGATTGCCAAGGGTGAACTGAATAAAATCAATAATATATACGCTCTGGAAGGTGCCCTATATAGTAAGCAACTAGGTATAGCTGGGACAGTTGATTGTATTGCAGAATACAATGGTGAATTAGCAATAATTGACTTCAAGACTTCTAAAAAACCTAAACCACGTGAGTGGATTGAACATTATTTTGTTCAGGCAATGGCATACGGTTGTATGCTATACGAAATGCGGGAAATACCCGTAAAAAAACTTGTAATCATTATGGCTTGTGAAAATGGAGAATGCGTCGTCTATGAAGAATACAACAAAGCCAAGTACATTAAACTCCTCGACAAATATATTAACAAATTTGTTAGAGATAAGCTGGAATTCTATGGAAACTAGTAAAGAATTAGAAAAGGCAATAGAGAATAAATTTCTGACACCATCCAAGTTTGCGATGGAAATAGAAACTATTGTGGCAAATGAAAAGATGAATTATATTGATGCCATTTGTCACTATTGCGAAATTAACAGTATTGAGGTAGACTCAGTGACGAAGTTAATTTCTAAACCATTAAAAGAAAGATTAAAGTATGATGCTATTAATCTCAATTTTATGAAGAAAACTTCGAGGGCAAAACTTCCTATATGATGCTAGTGAATGAAAGTGACACCGTTTGAGACTTATCAAACTTATCTTTCAATGAAGAGTCATTTTACGAATCGTAAGTATGACTTTTTTAAGTATGGTGGCAAATCTCGTGCTACCATGAGTTCTTTTAATAAAAGAAAGGATAAGTATTGGTTCGAGAAAACTTCTAGGAAATATTCCGATGAAGAAGTTTTAAATTTTTTATTATCTAATTTTGTAACTACTGACAACCCACAAAACCTATGGATCGGAGAGATAATCAATTCGGGAGAAAGAAATTACGCCGAATGGATGAGGAGACAGCAGAGTTTGACGTACTTGTTCAAAGAACAATCAATAGAATTACTATCCAAGAAAAACTTGAACGAAGTATTCGATTGCTCGAAGGGTCATCCTCCATTACTAAAAAAATATCTGGGTGGAGAGATCTCGCTAGAAACGCTTACGATACTGGAAAAAGTCTTTTCTTTCGTAAAAAACTTTGATAAAAAGTTAGATGATCCAGTGTGGGAATCCGTAAGTCTTAAAATTAAGAAGTACACTCCCTTCATAAATATTAATGTGTTCCATTACAAAAAAATACTAAAGGAGGTTATTGATAATGGCTCTTGAGAATGTAGAAGTTCTTGGTAATTTACAAAACCAATTGAATCAAGTAGAAGAACAATTAGGTTCTTTAACTAATACTCGTCTTAGACTTCTAGGTGCTATTGAAGTTTTACAACAAATTGAAAATAGTAAGGATGAAACTCCTGATGACTTTTCTGATACCGAAGAGGTAGAAGAAGAATGAGTGAATTTTTTCAATCTGAAATAGTTCGTGAAGAACTAGAAGAGATTAATGAATTGCAACAGGAGATTTATGGTAAGATCATGAATATTACCAATTTATCCAATGAAGATAAAGTAGAACACATTGAAAAGTTGAAAGTTCTTCTAGATAAGCAACGTGTCATGTACACAAGATTAGCACTTTCGGATGATCCGGAAGCTAAGAAACTCAAGAAGCAACTAGAAGATTCAGTACAATTAATGGGTTTCCCACAAGGTACTGATATACAAGTATTATTTGATGGTATGAAACAAACTATTGATAATCTTAGTCAACGTATTGACTAATTTTTAAATTGTTGTTATAATCTAAACATCCAACAAATCCAATTTATCCGAGGTATCCAAATGTCTTTCGCAGACTTAAAAAAACAATCCAAGCTGGGCTCTCTTACCCAAAAACTGGTAAAAGAAGTAGAAAAGCTTAATAACACAGGCGGTAATCAAGATGACCGTTTATGGAAATTAGACGTAGACAAAAGTGGCAATGGATATGCCGTCATACGTTTTCTTCCTGCTCCCGAAGGTGAGGATCTACCATTCGTAAAACTATACTCCCATGCCTTTCAAGGTCCTGGTGGATGGTATATTGAAAATTCTTTGACTACTCTTAGTCAGAAGGATCCAGTTTCTGAGTACAATACTTTACTCTGGAACAATGGTACTGATGCTGGTAAAGAAACAGCACGTAGACAGAAGCGTAAACTCACTTATGTTTCTAACATCTATGTCGTGAAGGATCCTGCTAATCCTGAAAACGAAGGTCAAGTATTCTTATACAAGTATGGTAAGAAAATCTTTGACAAGATCACTGCAGCAATGCAGCCTGAGTTTGAGGATGAGGAAGCAATTGATCCATTTGACTTCTGGCAAGGTGCTAACTTCAAGTTGAAGGCAAAGAACGTTGCAGGTTTCAGAAATTATGATAGTTCTGAGTTTGCTGCAGTAAGTCCTCTTCTTAAAGATGATGATGCACTAGAAGCACTCTGGAAGAAAGAGAATTCTCTTCAAGAGTTTGTTGCTGCCGATCAGTTCAAGTCTTATGATGAACTGAAGAAGCGTCTTGAGTATGTTCTTGGTAATAACAAGGCACGTCCAGTTGTTACTGATGAATCTTTTGAAGATGAGAGTGAAGGTCGTGGTTCAGCAGAAGAATTAGTTACTGCTGCCGTATCTACACCATCAGCATCCTCAGTTGAAGAAGACGATGATGCACTATCCTATTTTGCTAAATTAGCAGCAGAATAATTACTAGGCACTGT